ATATGTTCGCTTGGCTTCCGGAATCGTGGAGTTAAAACAGCTAACAAGCTTGCATTTTTACGTCGTACAAGTGCGCCCGCTATGTTAATTGAGTGTTGTTTTACTACATCCCCAAAAGACGTAGCGCTATATAATGCGGAGGAAATGGCGGCGGCTATAGTGTACGGTATTACAGGTAGACGCTGTATTGCAGTGGAATCAACCGGACAGTGCACACCAGATGACGAGATTGACATAGCCGAAAAGACAGATGACAGTAAGCTATATAGGGTGTCTGTACTCGATCAAAAAGGTGCTTTTCACAATATCGAAAATGCGCACAATTTATTGGTAGCGCTTGAAAGCGCCGGATTTAAGGCTATAATAACGGAGGGATAAAATGAACGGGTTACAAGAGTATCGAAAAAATTATGTACTGCAAAAAGTACGCGAAACATGGAGTAATGTATTATTAGACAGTATCTGCCCTTATGATGACGGTGCAGTAGCACTAGTGTTTGCGGTTTGTGTTAATTTTAATACAATTAAAATGGTAACATTAGTTATCGAGCGCAACGCGGATTTAGATCAATCTGTCGGAATTATCAATGAGCGCATAGCGTGGGCGTTTGCATCCGAACATTTGCGTTATGTACAATAAGGACTACCTCTTAAGTTTGCGGGGAAAACAGCGGCGCGAGATGTACAAACAGCTTGTGCCGCTTGCAAACAAGCAGAAAGCACGAATTGAAAAGCAAGGCTTGGAGAAAGAAAGTGTGCTAAATGTACTACATAAGCGGACTAACTGGGATATAGATAAGTACAATTCACGCGCTTATCTTAAGTTGGTTCGATTTGTTACAGCGCGCTCTCATACTTTAACTGGGATAAAGGAAATAAGGCAGGAACGTACGCAAGCATTACGCGATATGGGAATATCTGAAAATCTGTTAAATGAAGCAGATTTTTATACCTTTTTGCATAGTCAAGAATACAAAAGTTTAAAAATGCGCAACCCATCGGAGGATATTATCGAAATTTATGATTTACTTTTTTCGCAAGGTAAGTCACATACAGAAATACAACAAGAATTGCAAGAATATTCTAGCGCTACACATGTTTATGTAAAGGGGAGGGCTTTATGGTAATATCTGTACAGCAGACTAAAAATGGAAAAGAAACGATTGAAACTAAAGAAACAGTGTATTCTGTAGCGTCATACCCATATGACGCTACAGTTTTAGATTGTACTACAGTACGGAAAAAAGGGCGAAACGGACTTACATATATAGCGTGTCCGGCAACGTTTGACATAGAAAGTACAACTATAGACGGCAAAAAACCAGAAGCATTTATGTATCATTGGCAGTTTTGCTTGAATGGTAAAGTCTGTTTTGGGCGAACTTGGGAAGAATGGATAAATTTTATGCATAAGCTAGGAACTACTTTGGAATTGGACGCTAAAAAAGTGTTAGTAATATATGTCCATAATTTAGCTTATGAATTTATGTTTATAAAGGATTTTTTGCATATAGAATCACTTTTTGCGAGAGAAGCGCACAAGGTTATTAAAGTTTTAGCTTGCTTGGGTAATGATTACGGGAAAAGTATAAATAAAGCTGGGAATGTTTCACGTGAAACATTTCTTCTTCCCTTTTTTGAATTTAGGTGTAGTTATTTTTTATCAAATATGTCTTTATCTAAATTTTGCGAAAATAGCAAATTTTGCACACACTATAAATTAGTAGACACTTATGATTATAGAAAAATACGGACACCGTCGACGCCGATGACGGAGGAAGAATTAGCGTATTGTTATAACGATGTAAAAGGTTTAGAAGAGTGCATTTTGTCGAAATTAGATGACGAGTGTGACACGTTAGCTACCATACCTTTAACATCGACAGGATACGTGCGGCGAGAAATGCGTGCAGAGTGTCGAAAATATCCAGAATATCGCGAACTTTTTGAAATACTTATGCCTACTACGCAAATTTATACGTTATTGCGTCAAGCGTTTCGTGGCGGCAATACTCATGCGTCAAGGTACTATGCAGATGCCGTCATAGAGGGAGTTTTCAGCAAAGATAGAGTGTCTAGCTATCCGGCATGTATTGTATCTGATTTATACCCAATGACACCATTTATAGTGTACGAACCTAAGTCTTACGCACAACTTATAGCGGATTGTGGAAAAAAGAAAAATGCTATAATAATGCGTATAACTTTATTTGATTTAGATGTGCACGATGATGTGACCGTGCCATATATTGATTTTGCGCACTGTATAGCCTACAGTAAAAATTATGTAAATGATAACGGACGAGTGTTATCAGCCGATTGGATAACATATGCTTGTACAGAGTTGGACTTTTTAATCATAAATAATCAATATAGCTACGATACTATGCGCCTAGAATGGCTAGAGGGCTACAAGGCAGAGAAAGACTACTTGCCTAAACCCATAGTTGACACAGCTCTTTCTTATTATGACAAGAAAACACAATTAAAAGATGTGAGTGGAAAAGAATATGAGTATGCAAAAAGCAAAAATAAGGCTAATTCCGTTTTTGGTGTTATGGTTACAGATATATGTCAAGGCGAAATAGAATATATAGATGGCGTTTGGTCTAAGACTATGCCGGATAAGGAAAGTGCTATAGCGGCTTACGCCGCAAGCAAAAACTCTTTTTTGCTTTATCAATGGGGAGTTTACATTACAGCAAATGCGCGCTATGAACTGCAATGCATGATTGATGCTTGCGGCTATGATTTTGTGTACACAGACACGGATAGTGTAAAATTTATTGGTGAAGAACATTTAAAATCTTTTGACGACAGAAATAATTATTTATTATCCAAAAAACAAAAGTACAGAAATTATAGTGATCGTTTAAACGATGATGGCACAACAACGCGATACACGCTCGGTGTATGGGATGATGATGGTTTTTATAAAAAGTTTAAAACATTGGGTGCGAAAAAGTATGCATATATTGCGGACGAGAAAAACAAAAAAACTGGAGAGATAGAAGAAGTTTTACATGTCACTGTTTCCGGCTTATCAAAAACAAAAGGCGCGGCAGAACTTGCGCGTGGAAATGGCTTAGCTGATTTTAAAATTGGCAAAATATTTACTGACTCGGGGCGCACAGTGTCATACTTTAATGAGAGCGATGTACATACTATAAAAGCAGTAGATTACAATGGAAAAGAAAGTGAGTTTACCACAGCGTCAAACATAGCAATAGTTGATACTACTTATACTTTAGGTGTATCTGACGAGTACGCCGCCGTCTTAGGCTCTTGTATAAATTTTTTTGAATAATTGCAAAATAATAGTTGACAAAAATAGAAAAGGGCTTATAATAAATAATGTAAGAGAACAAATAAACAAGCATAAGAAAGAGAGGAAATAAACATGAGAAGAACATTTTATGAGAAAGTAAAGAAGTATGGCTCGGTTGACACCAGAAAGTATAGATATGTGTTAGAGGACTACGGGAACGTAGCGCGCTTGCCACTTGAATATCTGGACACTACAAGAGCGGAAGATGGATGGAAAATTATCAAAATTCCGGTGGAGTGGAAATAATGACAATAAAGTTAATAACTGATTGGCTAATATCTTGTTATGAGACAGGCTACCTGTCTTATAACGAGATACGAAATGACAGAATTTTCTTTAAAATTCACAGATACTTTCCGCGCGCAAATCCAAAAGAAGCGGAAGAAGCAAGAAAACGCGCAATTATGTATATAGAGAGGACAACAGTATGAAAATAAGCAAAGATGAGGCAGTGTATGCAGTGCTGAAAATGGTGCTTAATGAACAAGTTAGCTTACGTATGGTTTACGATGATTTATGGTTATATTACTTGTTAGTAGGCTTGGATTTATCGAAACAAGAAGTGATAGACGCTGAATACGAGATAAAAGAAGCAATCCTAAATTGTCTGAAAGAAAATTTAAAAATTTAGAAAAAATTTCTTGACATTTCCGGCAATGAGCGTATAATAGATAATGTAAGGAACATACAAAACAATAAACAACAAAACAGAAAGTGAGGAAAACAAAATGAAATTACATGATTTAGTACTTAGTAATTTAGAGTATATGTCGGATACAAAATTAGAAATATATGACTATGAAGTGCCGCGCATGATTGCATTTGGCACACCAGCAAAACTAATAGAAGATGGTTATGGTAATTATCTTGTTAAATTTTTTAATGGTATGCGAATTTACGTTTTGACATAATAAGCCGAAACGCCCTAAGGGGCGTCACGTACAAGGGTTGCAACCTTGCGTCTGATGATGGCAAGCAACACATAAACAAGCCTACAGAAATCTAGCAAAACAAAAAAGAAAGAGAGGAACAACACAATGAAAGCACCGTTCACAAGAACAGTAACCACATCGGTTGATTATGATGTGGTAACAGTATCTACCAAGGGAATTGAAGTTCTCGACCATCTGCATTTACCGGACGAACTCGATACGGCTACTAAAAAGGCAATCGAGAAGAAGCACTCCGGCAAAAAGATTCAGTTCATCGAATCTGCCAGAACAGAGGAAAAGCGCTATATTTCCTATGAGGATTTCATGGCGCATTCCATGACAGAAAAGGACTGGAACGATCACAAGGCGGCAACAGCAGAGTCTGCACCGACTTCCAAGTAAGTAAATGTTTCACGTGAAACATTAGCTAACATATCTTAAATACGAAAAGGAGATAAACAATGTCAAGCAGAAAAATCAGAGGAATTGTAAGAAACATTTTTGTCAAAGATGACAACGAAGTATCAATTTTAATCGAGAACGACGAGAAAACAGCGGCAGAGCTCCGGGGCGTGTATGACGCAAAGATCGAGAATCCGTTAAAGGACGGCGAAGGAGATCTTGATGGCAAGGTGCTTTACAAGGCGCACACAAAATATCCGATCAACCTTTACATGCAGGGCGACCCTGTGGAAACAGAGGATGATGACGAAACCATTGAGGAAATTCGTAAGATCGGCAATGGTTCGGCTGTTACAATTCGTGTACGCGAACAGTTAGAAGGGCGGTACAAGTCCAAGAAATTCCAATCTGCTTATCTCAAGGCGATCAATGTACGCGAGCTTGTAGAAGCAGAGCCGTATATGGATTTTGACGAAGATGACAATTAAATAAGAGTCAGCCGCAGTTCTGCCATCCCACAGCATGAAACAACATACATGCAGTAGAATGTCATCGAATGGCATTGAACGGCATTGCACAGCATTAAATGTTGTGTGATGCCGATGGATGGCAGATAAGCGGGTGTATTGCATTACGGGTACTGGACAGTTATTTTGGTTTTCTCTCGTTTCCTCCGGCTTGCCTAGTCGAAAATGTCCAGATTTTTATGTCAACCAGTACCCGTAATGGAGTATTACCCGCTATCCCGTTAAAAGCCCCGTACACCATGCGGAAAAACGCAGGGGTGCAGAGTGGTGTCTGCAAGGATAGCGGCGAACCTCTAAATTAAATAAGGGAGAGTAAAAAGATGATTTATTTAATTACTTTTTTGTTTATGGTTCTGGATTTTATAAGTGGAATCGTAATGGCAGTGAAGAACAAGAATTTCAATTCTTCCATTATGCGTGAAGGGCTTTTCAACAAGTTCGGTTCTGTTTGCGTGATTGCTTGCGCGGTGCTGATTGACTGGGGGCAGATTTATCTTGATATTGGTTTTACCGTTCCGGTAGCGTCTGCAATGTGCAGTTATATTATTCTCATGGAAATCGGTTCGATTTTGGAAAACGTAGGGAGAATAAATAAGAACTTAGTACCCGAGAAAATCCGGTCGATATTAGAAAAGGTTTCATAATGTTTCACGTGAAACATTATTGGCGCGTAGTTCAGAGGGAGAACAGTAGATTTTGACTCTATAGTCGCGGGTTCGATTCCCGCCGCGCTAGTTTTTTGGAGGAAAAGAAAAATGAAGTTTACAAGACCTTATTACAATTTAGATGAAATTAAAAGTGTAAAAGATTTAGACGGTTGCGAACCGATCTTGAGAATGATTATTGGAAACCGTAGCGCCGGAAAAACCACGGCTTTACTAATTGAAAGTTTGAATAAACATAAAGAGGATAGTTCGCAAGTTGTATTCTTGTACAGAACACAAGACGAGATAGCAAGCAGTGGCAAAATGTATGAAGATGTTTTTGACAATTACCCAGAAATGGGTAAAATGGTTACAAATAAAACTGTAGTTAAAGGGCTTATTAGCGCTATGATTTTACATGACACAGAAGAAAATCAAAGCGTTTTAGGTTATGCGGTTTATTTTAACAATCCCGATAAAATCAAAAAATATAGCCCTATGTTTAAAGATGTAAATTTGATTGTTTTTGATGAATTTGTACTTGAAAACAATGGTTATTTAAAAAATGAGATAACTAAGTTTGAAAGCGTTTTGCGTAGTATATGCCGTGGTAAAGGTAAGCAAGTGCGTGATGTTCCAGTTTACATGCTTGCGAACTATGTAGTTTTGCTAAACCCATATTATATATTTTTTGGTATGCACAAACGATTGCGTGATAATACAAGGTTTTTACGCGGTCATGGTTGGGTAGCACAATTTACTATCAATAAGAGCGCCCAGAAAGCGCTTAATGAAAGTGGCTTAAGTAAAGTTTTTAGTAATAGTGCTTATACGCTATCATCCGCTGATGGAATTTATCTATGTGATGCCACAGCTTTTGTTGAAAAAATCAGTGGAAACAGTAACTATATTTTTACTCTTGTATGCGGGAAAGATCGTTTTGCTGTAAGAGAGTACCCGGAAAAAGGTATAGTTTATATTGACTACACAGCAGACCCAAACGCAAGACATATTTTTACATTTGACCCGTCAAGCCACAATGCGGATACGCTGATGCTATCGAATAAGTCTTTTATTTATGATTATTTAAAGAGGGCTTATGATATGGGGCTATTGCGTTTTAAAGATTTGAAGTGTAAGAATATTGTGTTGGATATTTTGAGTGTGAGGTTGATGTAAATGGCGGCTATAAAAGATTACGGATATATTAAAGCAACATGGGATGCGCTTGCGGGATTGATACCTAACGAGATAGGGCGTGCCGGACTGTTGGGAAATTGGTACGCAGAGAGTAAAGTCATACCATATATTAAACAAGGCAATACACGACCACCGTGGTCGCCTAGTACAACTTACACTAATAATGTTGATAACGGTATTATTAGCAAAAGTTCATTTATTAATGATTCTGTTGGTTACGGATTCGCACAATGGACGTACTGGAGCAGAAAAGAGTTAATGTATACTATCGCGGAAAATTTAGGCATGAGTATAGGCGCTTTTGATGTTGGTATAGCAATGGTAACTAACGAGATGACGCAAGGCGCACAAGAATATAAAGATACTTTAACAGTGTTGTTAAATGCTACAGATATAAGAACGGCTAGTGATCGAGTACTACATCATTATGAAAAACCACAAGACCAGAGTATAAATGCGGAGATAGAGCGAGCTGATTATGGCGATCAAATCTACAATTTGTTGCATGGTTCTGCACCAATCGAAAGAAAAAGCTTGACAATTACACCGACTAGTGCTAGTATTATAGACGGGGGAACTGTTACAATTAGTGTTGAAGCGACCGGAGAATGGGCGTATAGCTTAGGGCAGTATCTCTCACTTGTAGAAAAAACTGACGGCGCGCTTGTAATTAGCGGAAATGCACAGACAGCGCAGATTACAACCGCCGTAGCCTTTTGGCTTGTGGATGATGCCAGTGTGCAGACACAGTGTCAAATTGGTATCAACCGATCAGCACCACCTGCACCAACTATCAGCGTTACGCCATATAGTCAGACCGCAAATGTAAACACGATTGTTAGATTTATGGTAAGCGCTAACAGAGCATGGAGCGTTAAAGTACCTAGCGGTGCTAGTTTGTATCGTAAAGACGGTAACTCGGTTTATATTTTAATAGGTAATACCGCTTTAACCAGAATTGTCTTAAGATTTTATATCAATGATGATGTGAATATCTATCAAGATGTACCAGTAAATATATTGGGCGTGTCGCCAATTCCGAGCAGCAGAAAAACGCCTTTAATATATTATTTAAAACCATTTTTTAGAAAAGGGAGGTAAAAGATGACAGCAGACGAAGCTTTGAAAGCGATCTTAGGAAAGATCGAAGCGCCGGAGGAATTAGACGAAGAAATCAACGTAATCACGGAGTCAATCAGAAGTGGCGCAAACGTAACCGACGACGGCTACAAGGAACGCTATGAGGGCTTGCGCGAAAAGTACATTGCGCGTTTTGGCGAGATGTTAGCCGGACAGGAAAATCCGAGAACGGACATTGAAGAACCAAAAGCAGATGTTGAAGTGATTGAGGACGTAACGCCGGATATGCTCGATTTTGACGGCAGTACAGAGTAGAGAAAGTGAGGTAGAAGAAATTGGCTAATAAAGTAGCGGCAACAAACGTTGCCATATTAAACGCAGTGAGATCTATGCAAAGTCTGGAGTATCGGGACAGGATTCCCGAAGCGACGGCGGAAAATATCTCGTCTATTTACGAGAGTTTGCTGAACATCGTACCGTTGCGTAACGCGTTTGCTAATGCTCTGGTTGAACAGATCATGGAACAGAGAATTGAGACGGTCTTTTTTGAAAATCCTCTGGGAGTCCTCAAAAGAGACCCTATGCGATACGGCGGAACGGAAGAAGAAATTTTTGTGAACATGGCAAAGGGTAAGCAGTTTAACCAGTTTGCTACAGTAGCAGAGTTATACGCTTACTACCAGTCGAGCGTCATGGCGGCTTACCATAAGATCACACCGGCTATCCAGTACGCGGTTACAGTTACTT